CATCTGAAGGGGAAGCGAATCCTCATGGCCGGGGAGTCGTTCAAGTCGATCGTGCAGACGTTCATGCCCGTTCTGGAGATGTACCTCGAGGACGACATGCTCGAGCGGGCACCGATCAAGGGTCCGGAGGGAAGCTGGTCGGAAATCCGGTTCAAGAGTGGGGCAAAGGTCTTCATCCAAACCTACTCGCAGCAGACGAAGAATCAGGAAGGTGGCCGGTGGGATTTCGTTGGCGACGATGAGCCACCGCCGCAGGACACGTTCAAGACGCAGCACCGTGGCGCAATCGACTACGGCGGGGAAATCTGGGTCACCGCAACGCCGCTGTCCGGCGAGTGGATGGACGACGACCTCATTAAGCCTAGTCAGGATCCGAAGTCAGACCTCTACGAGTTGGTCGATTACTTTCGGGTGGACATGCACGACAACTGCCGCGAGTGCAACGGTGGGTACCTGCCGCACAAGGAGATTGTCCAGTACCTTGCGACATTGACCGAAGCGGAGCGTGCTGCGCGTGCGCACGGTGTCTTCCTAGAGAAGACGGGCGTTGAATACAGCTACGTGACTCGCGACGTTTACCAGTGTCCGGACATGATTCCGGATGCAACGCAGCCCATCGTAGAGATCATTGATCCCAGTATGAAGAAGGGGATCTACGTGATCTGGGCCACGGTGAACTCGGACGATGAGTGGACTCTTTTCCATGCGCACCATGTTCAGGATGGGTCCATGGATTTCATGTGCGACCAAATCAAGGCGCACCGTGCCGGACACATGCTGACCAAGCCGGTTGTAGAATTGTGCGATCAGCGGTTCGGGCCGCACATCGCAAGCAAGATTGAGCAGACGACGTACTTCCAAGAGTTCGCGAAGAGGGGACTCAACTACACGGGGACGACCAATGGTCTCCACGAGTCGCTGAGGGATTGGCTGAAGGTAGCGCCAGGGCAGCGACCCAAACTCATGTTTACCGAATCGGTATTGAGGCAGAAAGAGGGAATACTATGGGCGTGCGAAAGGTATCGGTGGGATCCGGAGCAAAGTTACAAGAAGCAGTACCAGTCCAAGGGCAAGGACTGGATCGACCTACTTCGGTACCTTGCGACCTATCCGGGGCTGACCTACGAAAGGTTGAGCCGAAGACTCGTCGGCGTCCCCGCAAAAAGGCCAATCAACCTGACGTACTCGCAGAGGCATCGGGGGAAGAGCGAGCACCCGTACAGCCAGTTCATGAAGATGCGAACGACAAAGAGCCAGCGCAGGCGTCTCCGTCAGATGGGGTGGCGCTTGTAGTCCGCGCACTCTACCGGCCAAACGAATTCAACGAAGAGGATTTGGCCAAGATGACGGAGATCGTGAAGGCGACTCCGCTGGTCGAGTACCTCGTGAACCAGGCCAAGATCGAGGTCAGTGCCAACATCAAGGAGTTGATCGACGAGCGGGACGCCCGAATCAACGAGCTCGCCGGGGAGTTGCACGAGGCCAGAAACGGGAGCACAATCCCGTCACCATCCCAGGGCCTTCCCTCCAGTGGGGCGGGGCCACAACCTTCCCCTGTGTCCCCGGCCCCCGCCATGGACATGGCTGCGATTCAGGCCATGGTGCAGGACACGGTCCGGCAGATGATGGTTCAGCCTCCGCAGAATATCGCTCCTGTGGCGACGGCTTCCGGCTATCGGCCCATGAGTAATCGGACGAATCCGATACTCCCCTGGCTCAATAACAGGTAAGGGGAATCCATGGGCTTCCCGCAGATGGATTTGAACCAGATGGGCCAAGCGGCCATGGAGCCTCCAGAGGCTAGCCTCGGGACTCCGTTCCCGACGCCGCCTTGGATGGAGGCAGGCGCGCAGGGTCCGGATGCGATGACTCTTGGGATTGTCGACCAGGAAGCTGCCGCTCGAATGTCCGAGAAGGACATCATCAACGGCATCTTGTGGAAGCGTCAGGAGTCGGAGAACCAGCGCAAGTTACTGGAGCCGAAGTGGCGGCACCTGGAGGACATCTACCATTTCCGTACGCGGAACATGGACAAGGAGGAGTGGCAGTCCGACGTCATCATTCCGGAGATGTACACCAAGATCCGTGTTTTTCTGAGTCAGTTACAGGCAGCACTTCTAGAGCCCGAACGCTTCTTCACCATGATGAACGAGGGGAAGGACTACCAGAAGGCTCCGCTCAGGGCCTTGGAGAACTGGGTCCACATCGTCCAGCGCAAGGGGAAGCTGGTCGATCGTCTTCTGTACATGTGGGAAGAAGCTGGCGTCATCGGCAATTCCGGCATGAAGGTGACCATCGAGCCGAAGATTACATACCGCCCGAAGGTTCAGATGGTTCCGGTGCAGGATCCGGAGATGGCCCAGCAGATGATGCAAATGGGCATGGCCCCCGAGCAGCCGCAGGTCATGGCTGGTCCCGAGGAGCGGTGGGAGGTTACCTACGGCAACTGCTCGGCCTGGTTCATGTACCCCGATCCGTGGGCTTATGATTTCTACGACAGTTGGTGTGTCGAGGAGAGTGAGATTGATGAAAGCCTCATGCAAGAGCGAAACACGGCGGGGCTCTACGACGCGCTGGATGACGTGGGCGGAGGCGTTCGGATTCGGCAAGGGGAGTTCCAGTCCCGCTGGCAGAGACTCGAGTTGGCCGAATCTCAAGCTAGTGGTCGGAACCGGCACCTCTGCACCGAGTACGTCGGGGACATCCACGACACGAACGGGAAACTCGTCTGCAAAAACTGGGTCGTTACGATCCTCAACGAAAGAGCAATCGTAAGGATCGGACCCAACCCGAGTTGGAAGGGCACGAGTCGCTACATCTGGAGTAACCCCATCCCGTATCCCGGCCGTCCGTGGGGACGGCCGATGATGGAGAGTGTTGCCGAGATGCAGGAGGAACAGAGTGGTCTGTTCAACCTGATGCTGGACGACGCCAAGTACGCGGTCATGTCGGCGTTCTTGTTGAACGACGCCGACGCTTACGAGCCTGGTGAATACGACACCATTGAGCCGGGGAAAATCTACCGTGGCAAGGATCAGTTCATTTCCAAGCTCCAGTTCCCAACCTCCATCGGCCACATCTGGCCCGTCATGCAGTTCATGCAAGGCTTGGATGATAAGAGCAGTCAGATATCCGAATTTGTGGACGGAACTCCCACGAGTCGTGGCAGACCCAGTGCTGCCGAAGTCCAGTCCAAGAGCTCAAGCGGAAGTATCTACCTCCACAATTTGGCACGCAGGCTTGAGGAGAACGACGTCGAGAGAGCGTTACAGATTACTGCTGACCTTCTGATGCAGTTTGGCGATGAAGGCGGCGACCCGAGGATCTCCAGCATCATGGAGGATTTCGGCGGTGCGATCATGGCCGATCCGGTAACGCGGATGATGATGTTGGATATCCCCTATCGGGTAGAGGCGCGTGGCTTGTCGATGGTGGCGAACCGCGAGCAGATGTCGAACAAGATCATGCAGATGATGCAGACCATGATGCAGATGGGTGTGCAGCCACAGACGCTTGTCCCCGTAGCCTACGCATACTTGACCATGAACGGTATGCGTCCCGAGCAAATCGGTTTGCCTGCGGAGCCCGAGGAGTACATGCAGATGCTCCAGGCGTTGCCGCAAGAGGCTCCCGGCGCGAGCGGTGGGCCGGAAAACACGGGTGGACAGGCTGGTCCGGGTGGGCAGGGGCAACCGATGCCGCCAGGGCCTACGGGCTAGGGGTCGGCTTCTCGTTTGGGAGAGGCGCTTACCCCGTGCCGTCTTTCAAATTACCACGGGAAGTCGACCACTAGGAGAGATGAATGCTCTACGGGATTGAGAACTACGCAGACGGCAGCAAGGGTGCGACCTCGGTCGAGTGGACGCAATTGACATTGACAAGTAGCCCGCAGACGTTTTGGGCGGCGGGAGGGAACATCCTTGTCGTCCTCGGTGTCGTGGGTACGTTCTTCGCAGCCGACAACATAACCGGGACAGGGGACACGAACCGTCTGGTCCTGACCATGGGCGCGGAATCGTACACGCCTGCGGTACTTGCGAAGAACGTAGCTGGTGGTCTGAGTATCAAGATCAACGAGAGCTACGGACCTGGGTGGAAAGTCGCAACGCCTACTGACCTGACGATACAGACGCAGCTGGGCTACACTGGGACTCTGATCTTTTCGGGGTTCGTACTTGGGAGATTGGGCTGATGCGGGAGTGGGCGTATTTGCTCTTGGCAGTAATACTCTTGTTTCTGATCGGTGCGGTGAACGCTTGGGGTC